GCAGCGGCAGTTGTGGACTTAGACCGAAGATACTTTGGTGCAGGTAGGTTCAGTTTTCCGCCCAGTCGGTTAACTGGAGGTTTGCCTTAGTGCCAGTTATTCGTATTAATCCTGTTACAGCAGCGGACAATTTCTATGCACTGGGTGAGCAGTCTCCTTCTACGATGGCATTTCTCCAGAATTTAGTGCCAGCGCCGGATTCTGCCCAACAATGGATACCAAGACCGGCAGCAACAGTATTGGCCGGGTCGCAAGGTACACTTCCGGGCGGTTTCACATTCGGGGTCGTGTCTTGCATGAAGGTGATTGGTGACCGTGTCTACGGTATGTGTGCATCTGACCGGGCTGCTGGACAAGATGAGCCTTTTTGCTACGATATCCTAGGTGGTGCTTTTGTTACTATAACTGGTATTACTGCTTCTAACACACCTTCAAGTCCGCCGTCTTCTGGAGCTTGGACACCTCCACATATGGATTTAGTTGGTACTAGGATAATTATAGCGCATACTGGATATAGCGGCTCGGGCTCGAATTTTTTCGGTTCAATTAACATAGCTAATCCTTCTGCTTTAACGTATGCATCCTCGAATACAGCTACTAATGCTTTGCCCGTAGTACCATCTTGGGTAGTACAATTTAATCAGCGTGCTTGGTTTTTTTGTAACATTCCTAATGGACAACCGGCATTACTCGCTAGTAATACGTTAGATGCGCTAACTCGTACAAATGGCTCTTATACACTTACACTCAACGACAATGTACCTTTACTATGTGGTGGTGTCTATACTGTTACAGCCTCGCAATTTGGTGGTCAAACATCAGCTTTGTTTGTATTTAAGCAGGGAGCATCACAAATATATCAAGTTAAAGGTGATTTTGTCCCTACTCCAGTAGGAACTTTCCCTACTTTCGAAGACATTACAATGAATTTGTTGCCTGTTGCAACAGGCACATTTGCAGCCAACACTGTTACGTCTACTCCGTTAGGGTTAACATTCGTAGCGCCGGATGGTGTTCGTATGGTTAATTTCGACGGACAAGTTACTGAGCCATTAGGGTCTAATGGACAGGGTAAGGTTTTTCCATTTATGGCTACCCTTGAGCCGACGCGCATGGTTTCGGCTTGTAACGGGTCTGTGTTGCGTATTAGCTCTAATGATGCTTCGGTACAAAATTCTCCCAGGCAAGAATGGGTGTATGACTTGCCTAGACGGTTGTGGCATGGACCACATACATTTCCAATATCTCTTGTTGCCCAGCATGGTGCAGAGGCTGTAATTGCGCCTGTAGGTATAACTGGGTTATGGCAGCAAAGCATGTCGCCAACTAGTAGTTCTACATATATGGAAAATGGTGCTACTTATATGTGCGTATACCAAACTGCGTTTTTTCCTGATCGTGTTGAGATAAACCAGTTATCAACTGTTAAGGCTGTTTATTATAGAGCTTTTGGTTCTGAAACAAGTGACATTAGTATAGCAGCTATTGACGCCAGAAATAATATTATAGATTTCGCGTCTGTACAAAGTTCAGGAATGAGTACTTTATGGGATCAGTTTGCGTGGGGTGCTGCGGTATGGCTTGGTGCTGCTAGCCCTCTGTCGGCTGAAGAGATACCTTGGAACTATCCTTTAGTGTTTGACAGGATGGCTATTCAAATTAGCGTGACGGCTGCTGCGGGATTGAAATTTGGTCATGTATCTCTGATCGTGGAAGAGCTAGGCTACACGGTGCAAAAAGTATGATTAACTACATTTTCATCTGTTTATTGTTTGTGTACACTGGTGCGGTGGAAGCTGCTACGTATTTTAGCAATCCTCCTTTTTCGTTTGTGCAAGGTGTTCCAAGTGATACATGTATAACAAACCCTGCTGCTTGTGCAAAATCATCAGAAGTTAATGCTAACTTTCGGCAGCTTGTAGAGAATGGTAATGATGGCTACACATTGTTAAAGGCACAGATTGACGCTGTATCCGGGAGTGGAGCACCTACAGGAGCAGTTATAGCCGTGAATAGCATAACATGTCCTCCTGGTTTTATAGTAGCTAATGGTAGTAGTGGTTCACCAGATGCTAGGGGAGTATATATTAGAGGGCTTGACCTTGGAGCTGGGGTTGATCCTGGCAGAGTGTTAGCTACGTTTCAAAATGATCAGTTCCAGACGCACGGTCATGTTGATTATAGCATAGTAACTGGCCTTACTGGGTCAACACTAATTGGGACTGGTTCAATTGTGGCTATAAACGGTCTAACGGGATCGGCAACTAATACTGATTCTAGTTCTACGGCATTGACTGAAACGCGGCCGGATACTGTTGTGTTATTATACTGTTTCAAGAAGGCACCATAAATGAGGTATGCGTTTGCAGCACTGTTTTTTCTAGCTTTGCCTGCCCACGCGCAGTATTTCTCTAATGTGCCCAATATTCTAGTCAACGCACAGACTACTAATGCGGGACAACTCAATGATAATTTTGCTTTTTTAGTTACTAATGGTAACGATGTGTTTAATAACTTTGAGGCTGAGATAGCGGCTATAGGCAGTGTGTCTGTACCTTCTGGTATGGTGTTGCCATTTAATTTAGCGGCGTGCCCCGCCGGGTGGCTTACAGCTAGTGGAGGAGGAGGAACTGTTGATATGCGAGGTCGCTTTGCCCGAGCTGTCACTTCAGGTGTTGGAGTAGTTGCTGGTGACCAATTTGAAGACCACAACGTAACTGTGACTATTTCACCCCCTGCTATAGCTCTAGTTTCGCTAGGGCAGGTAGTTGGTACTGGTGGAACATCAGTCCCGAATGCTGGAACCTTTAGCACAGTAGTTATTGGAAATCCAACTACTGGCCGTTTTGGCTCAGAATCCAGACCTAAGAACGTGGCTTTGCGTTATTGTGAAAAATCATGACTGATAAGAAACTGGATCGCTTTTTAACGAATACTACGATTGTTCTTGGTATCATTTGCGCAGTTATGTGGGCAATGGTAGTGGTTGCGCGTTCGCAAACCTTTGCGTCTCCTCCCTTTGTGTTCCAACCAGATACTCCTGCGAATGCATCACAGATGATGGCTAACTACCAGACTTTCGTTAACAACGGTAACGCTGTGTCAGCCGATCTGGCAAGTCGAATTGCAGCTAAACAGCCGTTTCCCTCGGGCACTGTAGCTTTTTTCCATTTGTCTGTCTGCCCGGCTACTTGGACTTTGCAATCTAGTTATGTTAATAGATTTGTGCGTGGATTGGATTTGGGCCGTGGCCAGGACCCTGGTAATACTTTAGGACAGCTAAAATCTAGCCAGAATCAAGGTCATAAACACAGCATCACATCTCCGTTGGGAGCGACGGGGGTTACTACTATAGGGGGTGCTAATGATCTAGGTGCTGTTGTGCTGTTTTCTACTCAACTTAGTAGCGGTGGTACGCTGGCAGTTGATTCTGGTATACACGGATCAGTAATGCGTCCTGACAATACGACTCTTCTCCTTTGTAGGAAAAACTAAGATGGCTATTAATAATCCACAGCAACCTAGATTACTCGGAACACCCGTGGGAAGGCCCGGTGGATCGGTGGGAGGGGGTTTGCTAGGTCAGATGGCTGGGGGCAATAGAGGTGCTATGTCAGGCGCAGTTCCGGATTTCCAGCCTTGGGATAGTTCGCAGACGGCTTATCGTAGTATGCTTGGAGGTCCTTCGTATCCGTTGTCTTCACCTATGGCCGGGCCAGACACCTCACGCCAGTCACAACCATATCCTTATCCGTTGTCTTCACCTATGGCCGGGCCGGATACTTCACGTTCCTTTTCACCTGGGTTCGGGGGTATGGGAAGACCGGACATAGGTCCAACGTTTGCACCGGGATTTTCAGGACCTAGCCAGGGTATGGCGCAAGGCATGCCGCAGGGTATGGCTGGAGGGATGCAGAACCCGTGGCAAGACTACTGGAGAAGGTTGTTTGGGCAGAGCAATCCTTATAGCAACCCCTTTTCTAGTCCCTGGGGTGGCTTTAGCGGCTTTGGGAGGTTTTAATGCCAACTACTTCGTCACAGTCATCTGCCGGCGCCTCATACAGCGGTCTTCCGTTGTCTCAGTATGGCTTTGCTCCTATTATAGGCTACACTCCTAGTAGCATGCCGTGGGGTGGACTAAATTATTACTATGAACCACGATATGGAGAAGCACCTGCTGATAAGTACTTAGGTTATGCCACTAGCAGTGCGGCTGGTTTACAGGATTATGCAAATTCAATAAATCCATCCATGTTCGGTAACGCTGCGAATGTTGATGCTAATTTTTTACAAGACTTGGCTAAGAAAAGTGCCGGGATGTTCGATTTTAATATCCCTTACGCTAAACAGGCACTTAGAGCCGCGTTCGATCCGCAAAAAGCTTTCATGCGACAGAACCTTGCTGATTTGCAAGAGCAATCTCGCCAGGGACAGGCCCTTCGCGGTGTAGCTATGACACCATATGGTGCGGGAGCTGAAGCAAATGCGGTCGGTCGATTTTTGAATGATTGGCGCGACAGGCAAATAAATCGTATGCTTACAGGTAGCCAAGCCGCCAGCACTCTTGAGCAGCCGGTATTAGGAGCGCGGCAGCTCGCAGGGCAACTGTTCTCGTCATCTGGTCAATTGCGCTTAGGTGCAGCTCAGCAGATGCTATCTGCTTACGGCTTGAAGGGTGATGCACTTAAGAATGCAACACAAGCTTTCCTCGGTATACTGGATGCAATGAAAATTGGTGAGTCGGCTAACGTCAGCGGCGGTCGTTCCTCTTCGGATTAGATGCTATGCCAGATATGTCAACTGCTCTAGAAGAACTCCTTGCTTCCATAGCAGCACAATACGGTGGGGCATCCCGGCAAATGCCCGGTATACCAGGAATGCCGGGTCAATCCGGTATGTCTGGAATGCCCCCTCAACCGGAGATGCCGCCTGGGCAACCTGGCATGCCGCCAAGTCAACCGGGAATGCCCGGTATGCCGCCACAGCCTAGCTCGGTACCGCCTCAATCGGTTTCCCCGCAACCTGGCATGCCGTCTCTGCCACAAGGCGAGCCGCTCCCTGGAGGCTTGCAGAAAGAGAAACTGGGGCAGCTGCATCCTGCTTACCTGAAGTCCATGGACTTGCCCATGCAGACTGGTTCACCTGACATGACTGACAGGCAACGTGCTACGGTTCGCAACGAACGCGGCTATGGTCTTGTGCAAGGGGGCTACGATCCTGAGGCTAGGAGTGCCGTCATGCGGGGACTGGAAGGTCCTGGGTCCCCCTCGAACGCTCCGCAAAGCGATGCGTCTGGCATGCCTCCCATACCACGGCCTCCCATGCCTGCATCCAAAAAAGAGACGTTTAACGAGCTGCGTAGATATTATCCAACACTGTCAGCCCTGCAACTTCGCGCCAAACTTCCTGAACATCTTAAGACTATGGATGCTAGTCGTAAACAACAGTATGATATGTCCCTTGACGAGTACAAAGCGAATTCACAACATGTTAGAGACTTAATGGCTTTAGACAGACAGGGACAGACTTCTGAGTTATTACAAGCTAAAATAGAACGTCTACAGCAGCAGATAGATAAAGGT